TGGTAAGACAACGGCTGCCCTCCAGTGGCTTGCGGCCACCTTCTGCCTTGCCCCTCTACGCGAACTTGCCACAGGGTCCGTAGTGCCCCCCCCACCTTGCGAGTGGAGTATTAACCGGGTGACCAAACCCGTGCACACCGAACTTCGACCCTGATCTTGCATCGCGCAGCCCACTACCCCCACTACCCCTGCCCAACCGCAGGGGCCCACGTCCGCTCAGAGCTTTAATTGCTAGGCAGTAAGAACCCAGCCCCGACACGCATAGCCCCGGCTAGAGCTGGCTGCAGCCCTGGCAGTCCCATACTCCCAGCCGTGTTCAGGGCAAACTTCCCCAGATCCCCCAGCCCCCGAAGGATCTGGTTAAAGGTGATCGAAGAGGGTGGCGACCTCATCACAGTCACGATACCGCTCGCGATCTCCTGGGACGGTTGGTACTCCCAAACTGACGTAATATCGATTACAAAGGCACCCTGAGAAACCCCCGATAGAACGACCTGCAGGCTGTTACCGTTGGCAGTGAACCCACCCGCTTCCTCGATGTCAATCGGGTTGAAATCTGAGTCCCCGGGCCCGGGCACCCACTTAAACTCGTGGACAACCTGACCCATCCGGTCAACACGCGCACAAGTGGTGAGGAGCTCCGCCGCGGTCTTATTAATGGGCTCGTTGCCGTTGATGGTGACGCCGGCATCTAGGGTCGCACCGACCAGGCCCTGTCGATCGAGCTCCGTGCCGGTGTAGATCACCTTAATACAAGCGGCCGCACACCTAGCGCGGCCCACAAACCCTGACCCAATAAGGCCAGTCACCGCAATAGACTCCCCGTTGCCCAGGCTGCCACCCTTGGTCAGGGACCACCCAAACCTAATGGGACTGATAAACGACGGCGTAAATTCCAGGAAGTAATCCCTGGCCTCAGCCTTAACTACAATATTATGACTACGGGTGAGAAGCCCTGTGCCTGGAACCTCGTAACACGGAGGTGCAAGCTCCGCATTACACGGATCAGCAAGCAACTTGAGCCACTTCCGAGCCGCCTCATCCAGCCCAGCTGCCTTATTAGAGTAATACTTATTGACCCTATTAACAACTGCAATATTCGCGTTACGCGTTTTGCTTTTCTTGCTCATCTTGCGAGACGTGGTCATTGTCTCTGATCTACAGTGGGAACACTGCAGCAATCTCGTCAATCGTCTTGGGGAGTACGACGTCGATGCTGCACGGCACAGTCCTCACGTGGGCCTCCAGAGCCTCCTGCTGGTCCGGCGTGATGCCGAAGGCCAGCCAGAAGCTGAACCGCGTCCGGGGGTGGATCTTGCACTTTGAGCGGTCCATGCCAGCAACCAGCCGGCTGAATCCACTTTCAAGCGCGGTGTGGGCCCCGATGTGGACACCCTCCCCCAAGGCAAGGAGCCTCGAGTAGAAGGCGTCGTACACCGGGATCCCACCCGCCCCCGCCAGCCCGCACTCTCCGATGGCAGTTAGCCACCCGAGTCGGGTCGTCCGCTGGTCCACGGGTAACATGGTGTGGCAATCCTTAGCCATGGCAAGTGGAAACTTGCGCACCATGATGTACCCCTCCGGCGTCCACACGGGAGATGTTTGACAGAACTCGATGCGCTCAAACTCGCGGACAGGCTCTTCCACCTTCATGGTGAATCCCATCTGCGTGAACCACATCTCCAAGCCACTCCGGAACCGAGGCATATCCTGCTCCTCCATGAAGACCACGCAATCATCGCCGTTGTTGATCAGCTCTGCGTCGACCCCTTTCTCAAAGCAGTAGGCCCAGACCATTGCACACATCAGGAGGCAGTTGCCGAGTGCGGTGTTCATGTCACCACTCATGCGGCACCCCCTGACGCTGTACTTGATCCTGCCGTCCACCCCGGTCGCCACACCCTTGTTGGCGATCTGCCAAGACAGCAAACGGGCGAGCGTTCCCCTGTCTGACCCACGAAACAGCGCTGTGTACACCTGGTGTTCCCACTTCAGTGCATCCTCGCTGACATGCTGGTCAAACCGGCTCGCATCAAGCCCGATCGCCACTGGCTTCCGGAAGCGCTTCCACTTGCGCTCTGCCACCTCAGCCACCCCCCGCATGTTGTAGCCCTTCATCACGGTCTCCTCCCCCCAGACCCGTGCGATGGCCCTGTACACGCTGTGCTCCACCTTCTTCAGAAACCGTCCAACCTCAACATTGTACCTTGGGCTCCGGGGTTGGATGACCCTTGGCGCGGGATCGGGTTTGGCCGAGAAGTTAACCTTCTCGGCCTTCACGAACGTCTTGAGTACGGCGTCTCGTTCGCAAACGGCCTTCGTGGAAAGGCTGTCGACTGCAGCTTGGTAAATTGTCCTTCGTCGACCCGTATACATGCCCACGAACTCATCGTAGGAGATGCAGGTGGCCGTCGGATGGTACCGGAGTAGCTGCTTGCGGAATAACCGCAACCGAGTCTCAAAGACGCCCGCCGCAGGTCGTGGTGGTGGCCCTAGGCCACCCTCGGGGCGTTCTACCATGAACACCCTCTCCACGAGTCCGCGCCGCAGGTTGGCCAAGTTGTTGTTTTGTACGCCGAAAACAATGTTTGGCGACAGAGGTGACAACCTGTAAACACCTCGCTCCCTGAGCCGCCCTAAGCCTGGCTGCACCACCATCTGAGCCACCTCTCCACGATGAATCGCAGTGGTGACCCCGCGCAGCCGCTCAAGGCAGCCCTACTTCACGTACTGCAGGCCGTATCTGGGCGCCACACCCCAAAGCCGCTGCCACAACGTGGCTTGGCCCTCGGCGTAGCGCCCAATCTCGTCCTCTCGGTCGAGCACCACCGTGGCCGCCCGCATCTTGGCCGCGTCCACGTCGGAGCGGGTTGGGATGAAGGTGGCCTCGACGGCGATGGGCAGCAGGTAGGCGATGTGCGTGGGCCGCACGCCGTGCTCCTTCATGGTGTCTCTGACGAACTTCTGGACCATGAGTCGGTTGGCAACGGTGCGCGGCAACAGCCCGAACTCAGCCTTGGCCTCCTTCGCGACTCGAATCGCGTAGCGGCTCCTCGTGGCTCGGTCCTCGAGGCCCCCATCGGGGTCCTTCTCGTAGGCCATGTCGCTGTCGTCGTCCCACGCGTCGAGCTCGCGGACCAGGGGTGCGACCCCCCGGTTGTACTCCGCCCCGACGACCATCTTCCTTGCCGCCCGCCGCTCGTGCAAAACCTTGATTGCAGCGACGTAGCATGCTGACACCGCCACGCTCCCGGCAGCAAAGAGGGCAAAGCCCTCGATCGTTTGGAGCATGGTGGCTGACCTGTCCGCCTATGCGAATGCCGACACGGGTCCTCAGGAGCAGAGGACACGGCAGTAGTGCGGTCAAACAC